AAAGAAAAAATTAACTCAATAATAAAAACTACTTTGGGATTCAAGGTTAATATTAATTTAAATATTTCATTTGAATAAAAAAAAGGGGACCTGAGTCCCTTTAGTCAATTAAGAAAGATACTTTAATTTATAGAGTGTTGAAAATAATAATTCTTGGACTGTATCGATCTGGTTTTGAATAAAACTATCATCACAACAATCTCTGTTTTCTTCGATCATCTCATTTAGACTTTCTAAGTATTGAATTGTTGATTTAATGGATTTAAAACCTTGGATTTTAAAACTTTTGTAACTTTTTAAAAGTCCATACTTACCCTGGTAAGATTCAATAAGTCCATCTACCAATCCATCGATTCCCTCATAATAACCTTGAAGTGCTTTGTGAGCGGCATAAGATCCGGATCCGGTTACACCTAAATGAAATACGTGAACTTGAGTTTGTGAATGAAGTAATTTACAAACCATCTCACAAAATTGTTCTTCGGTCCCATCATTAACAGACTGAAATTCATCTTTTTGATCCTCATCATTTGATTCTTCATCGTCTGAAGACTCATCATCAAAATTATCATCTAAATCTTCATCGTCAGTATCCAAATCCTCAATGTTTTGTTCATACAGACCACGTTTTTTTAATTGTTCTAATACTTTTTGTGTTAATTTATCCATTTTCTTTTTTTTTAATAAATACTACAAGTTCAACAATTATTTGATATTAAATAAAAACAATCTCATTTGTTACAGGGTTCCAATCCAAATTCCAGGGTAAATGTGCATATGCATATCTTTCATTTAGAACAGATGCGTTGAAGAAGTGTGTGTGACCATTATAATAATGTCCGTAACCAGTATGAATATGTCCACAAATATGAATCTTGGGTTTAATTTGTTTGATTCTTTCTGCCAACAGTTCACATCCCAAATGTTCCCCTCTACGACCTTCAACATCATCTAAGAACCCCCAAGCAGGACCGTGAGTGATCAAGATATCAATATCTTCAGGTATCATATCCCATTTTGTTTTTAACTCCTCACCATTTTTTGGTAAGTTAAACGCCCAATTATAAAACTCAGGTTGCCAAGGGCTTCCCCAAATTTTAACTTCAGGTCCATCACCATCTTGTATGGTAATCAATTCATCTTGAATATACTCAACGGTTTTATACCCAGTAAGTATTCCTTTGATTTTCTCTACGTTATTTTGAAATCCCCAGTCGTGGTTACCAGCAATAAATACTTTATGATCATAACTGTTTAACCTGTCAAGCCATTTAGCAAATTCTGTTATTTCATGTTCATAACCCATGGAACTTATGTCACCCGCATGAAGTAATAAATTCCCACCCGGTAAATCATCTGTAATTCTTTTGTGGTGATTGTGTGTATCAGATATAATTGAGATTTTCATTTTAATTTATTTTTATCCATTTATTGTCGTGATTATATTTGAAAGATCCAATATGTTCTAATTTCCATTCACTAGGTGAAATAAGTGAAAGAAATATTATACCTTTTTTATTATAGTACAAATGATAAACTTTACCAATGACTGGTTCGAAACTAAACTTTGCTTTATAAACCAAATCATTCCATCTATATTCTTCGATTAACTTCTCATACTCTTTTTTCAGTTCCAAAAATTTATCCTCAAACTGTTGATTTACAGAAATTACCCTAGGTTCTTTCCAATGTTGTATATCATTAACAACAATTGATGGTGCCCCAACATTACTTCCGTATGGAAGAATACCTGGATTATCAGAAACGTTATCGGGTTTTTTTGATTTAATAGTTTCCTCTTCCACAGTGAATCATTGTTTTTATTCTTTCATTTTCTAAAAATGTTAAGAATTCAAATATTTTTTTCATATCTTAATTAAAACGTAGTTAATCGTTTATACAAATTTAAGAAAAAAAAATATTATTTCAAAGAGTCACTGGGAATAAAAAACAAAATTTTTATAAACTAAGCAACATGTCTATCAGTTCTTGCTGTGGAAACATGTCAGACTTGTCTTTTCTTGTATTGGTATGTGTCCACATACCTTTTATTTTACCATAATATGCATCACTGTTAAATTCAAAAGCATCAACTCCTTTTGACTTTATTTCAGAAATTAATCCTTTACGAATATCAATACCGTCTCTGTTTGCAATATATAAAATAAGATCTTTCAATACTAAAATTTGTTTGTCAGAATATCGATGCCAAGTTTTATAACCTCTGAATGATTTTTTTAATTCGACTACCTGTTTAGGATCAGCCTTTTGTCCGGTGTAAGTTAAACCATTTTTGATTGGTCCAAAGTTACAAGTTTCAATACCAACAGAATTTGTGTGCATATATTGGGAACCATTTTCACCCAAATGCCATCCATAACAACCTTCAGGAAATGCTTGAACTATTGTTCCATCGTAAGTTGTGTTTCCATTAAAAACTGATTGTCCTCCTAATACAAATTCAGTTCCAACTCTTCCTCTTGTGTCGTTGTTCCACATGGTTATAACTTGGTATGGGTTATTACCACCTGCGGTATGATGTAAAAACAAATATTCTTTTTTGGTTGGACCTTTCAGATATTCGTCTTTATCCATGTACTTTTGGTCAATAATTAATTTTGGGGTTGTGGTTATTGTTTCGGACAGGTCTGTGGTAATACCAAATCCCATTACATTCCAGGTTTTTTCACCAACAACACCATCTACAGTTAATTTATTTTCTTTCTGAAATTTTTTAACCGATTCTTCAGTTTTTGGTCCAAAATCACCATCTACTGTAATTTTTAAATACCTTTGGAGGTCTTCTACCTCTTTACCTTTTGATCCTAATTTTAATACTTTCATCTTATTTTTATTGATAAATATAAGAGTACATTATTTTTGATCAATCCACTCCCAACCCAATAATACTTTGGTAAAAAATCTTCTCAAACCATTTGGTTTTTTTTCAAAAAAAATATTAAACCCTCTTCCAACTCGATAATAACCAATTTGTTTGGGTTTTTTTATTACATTCTGGATAACTTCTCCGGAACGCATAAACATTTCATTAATTTCATCATTTGTATCAATTACTTTAATATCTTTATCAGTTCTTTTGGGTCTACGATAAACTTTTTTCTTTTCTACTTTTTCTGTTTTAATTTCTTTTTCTTTCATTTTTTTTTATTTATTTTCTTTTTTATAATCCATCCAACTAATATAAAAACCAACACCAACTAATATATTCATAATGAATGATGCAATAATCTCTTGTATATCTTGATAGACGTTCATTGTTAGATGTACATGCCCAACCATCCAAAATGGTATGGAAAGATTACCAGAAATCCATAGTAGTAGGTATTTTATAAACTTCATACCTTTTCTAATTGATCTTCGTTGAATATGTGAAGAAGTCCGTATTCGTCCATCTCACCTACTACTCGAACATTACCTTCTACGGTTTGAAATACTGATACGATGGTGCAAGGAAACTTATATCCTTTAACTTTAATTGCCTTGTCTCCTACTTGGAATTTTGTTTTGTTTTGTTGTGGGAAATCACCATCTGATAATTGTGGGTCATTCCAATCGTTTTGTTGGTTCATAATTTTAATTTGAGAGTGGTATTTTTATACTTGGGTGTGATTGGTAATTTTTAAGTGTAAAATCACTAATAACATAAGATTCTATGGATGGTCTTGACCCTTCATAATTTGGGAACGGATTAAGAGTTGGTAACTCAAATGGTTCTCTTGTTAATTGTTCTTTCACACCATCAATTTGATTTAGGTATATGTGACAATCTCCCATATTTGAAATCAATTCTTCAGGAACCATATTAACTTCTTTCGCCAATATAATTAGAAGTAATCCATAAGACGCTAAATTGAATGGTGTTCCTAATGGTACGTCCTGGCTTCTGCAATTATACATTAAAGAGATTGCTCTGGTTGGGATATTCCATTGATTAATTTCAGAATGAGATAAAGTGTCAGGTCCTCCCCCATTATAGATTTTATTAAACACTTCTTGACTGACTAATGATCTTCTTTCTTCTAAACTCAACTCTCTTGTATAAACTTGAAATCCATAATGACAAGGTGGAAGAACGGACGCTTCTAAATCCGCAGGATTCCACGCCGAAACCATTAGTCGTCTTGAATCAGGATTTGTTTTAAGGTCGTTGATTAGGTTTGTGATTTGGTCTATTTTACCAAAACCATGTTTATCTTCTAAAGAACCTGCACTCCATTGTCTCCATTGCTTACCATAGATAGGGCCCATATCAAACATTGAATCGTGAAAGTTATGGTTACCATCTTTTACCTTTTGTTTAACTTCTTCAAGTGTATATGGTTTAGAACAAGTTGTTTTATAATGTTTTTCCCAATCACCATCCCAAATTGTACAATTGTTTTCCCAAAGAAATCTAATATCACTATCACCACGAAGGAACCAGAGAAGTTCGGTTACCATCGTCTTCCACGCCATTTTTTTGGTTGTTAATACAGGAAACCCTTCACTCATATTATGACGGATTGTATAACCAAAAATAGATTTGGTTCCTCCATTTCTAGTTTCTTTTTTTACTCCATTATCCAAAATGTCTTGGAGTAAATCTTGGTATTGTTTATCGAGTGAATTCATTATTGTTCTATTTTTTTAAATCTAAAAATTGGAGTTTCTTCAACTCCGTAGTCTTGAGTATCGACTTGATCATTCCACTCGGAAAATGGTCTTGCGTATTGTGAACCAAATGAAAGTGATTTGTAAATTACAAGTGGTTCATTAGTTTCTGTATGATTACACATGCAAATAACTTCATATTGACCACCTTTGTAATGTTGGTATTTTTCACCGGGTTTAGGATATGTCTTATTAAGATCACTCATTTCACTATCGCATTTGAAAGTTGATTAATCAATCCCTGTAGTTCACCAAAACTATTAAATCTAATTGATGGTTCTGTATTGAAGACCTCAACATACCAACCGTTGTTTTGTCCTTCAAAACCTGTGCAGGATATAAAACCTAAACCACTAGCAATATCCAAAAAGTAATAGTAATCATCATCTTCATCCATATAGTTTTTTTCAAAACCAAGTAATTGTATTTCTCTTTCTGTCATCTTATTCTGATTTAAAGATTTCTTTCCAATATGATTCAAATGTCTGCCAATTTTCTTCAGCAATACCTTTACCTTCAAACCTACCTGCCTGATGGGCTGTGTTCCATGTTGTAACTATCTGCTCTTTCTCCATTTCTTTGGCTTGTTTAGACATACTTATTGATATTCCACCAACTTTTTTATACTGCTCAACCAACCACTCTACTGCTGTTTGTTTCATCTTATTTATTTTTATTTTTTTGTACTACAAAATATCAATCAAATCATCTTGTGAAATATCTATAAAATTATTTCCATCCATTAGCCAAGTTTCATTATTAAAGAGCATACAAGTTAATTTTTTTGGGTCGTTTTCTTTAAAGTAGTTATTTTCATTCATTTGCATAAAATTAAAAATTGTTGTAACTTTTTTTTCTTTTATTAACTGAATCTTATTCATAGAAATTATTGAATCGTCTAAATAATTGTATATTTTAATTTCTTCTAAAAAATCAACATCATCAAACTTTTCTTCATCATTTTTTATTAGACCCACAATATGTTTAATTAATTTATCTCTTTCTTCTTCCGTTGCTTTTGACACCACAATTTTCACTTCATTGACATCTGATGAAATTAACGGTGTTGGTTTTTCTTTTTGAACATCTTGTTCCATACCTGCACCTGCTACAAATGAATCTTTTAGGTTTTTTTCCTCCATTGCTTTTGCTTGTTCTAAATCTTTAATTGTTAATTGACCCTCATTGCCGTAATATATTTCAATGAGAGTTTCTACTGCTGTCTGTTTCATATTATTTCTTTTTAATCATTCATATTGAGACCATAATCATCCAGAATAGTTCTGATTTGTTCTCTTAATTTGTCACAAATTTCGACTTCTTCACTAGATGCTTCACCTGTTCCATTGAATTTTTGCCCATGTTTTACAGTTGATCTTAGCGTTTGATCTAAATCCCACATGGCTAATTTCCATTTGTAACCATCCAGTGCGGTTCTTGCGTCTTGTGATTCTTCTACAGAATCAAATTCTATTATTATTTTTCCCATAATATCAAAATTACAAATTTTTATCCAAAGAATCAAGAAACTCGTTGAAATTTTTTTTGGATGGTGGTCGACCATCAATATTATGATGACCATTGTAGTAATTTCTTATTTTTTGAATTGTTTCATATACTTCAATTTCTTCAAGCCCATCTCTTAAAGTGTTTTCCCAAATTGAAATTTCTTCATCGTCGTGGTAAAATCCTTCCGAACCGATATAATTATTTTTTACATTTTTATCTTCAAACGCACCATCAGGACCCTTATTAACGTCGTCCGAAAGGTAAGGTATTTTATTTTCATTCATATTGAAATTATAATCAAAAAATTTTAATAAATAAATAAGATGTGAAAGATCCAATTAAGTAACCACATGCAGAAGAAAATGACAATAAAATTCTTTGTTTCCAGTTTTTCGCATCAATCATAAATCCAACGAAAGGTAAACTTAAAAAGGGTCCTATAAATGCAAAAAACATCATACCAAATAAATTTTGATCAGAAACAAAACTTATATAAAAAGTGGATCCCAGTTCAAGTAAAAAGGCCGAAAAGGAAATTATTAGATACTTTCTCAACTGAATAATTTTTTTAATTTTTTATTTCTATGGAATGATAGTACAAACCGGTGAACTTCGTTTTGAATTTCAGCAAGTAGATACCCAAATTCATTTCGTGGAATGTCAACTGATGATCCATTAGTCAGGTGAATTGTTTGAGACTGGTGTTTGTCGTTTTTAGAAATAGAAATCAAATCAATACGAGATAACAAACCAAGAGATTCGAATACTTGTTTTGCAACACCCAACTGACCTTTACCACCATCAATGACAACAAGTGAAGGTAACTCTTGTTTTTCACTTAAAAGTCTTGTAAAACGACGATTCAAAACCTCATAGAAAGATGCGTAATCATCTGGACCTTCAACAGTTTTGATATTGAACTTACGATAGTTTGACTTATCAGTTTTACCATTCTTGTAACGAACAAGAGCAGATACCTGACAATCACCGGCAGTGTGGGAATTATCAAACGCCTCAATTAATGTAGGAACATTGATTAGACCCAAAGACTCTTTGAATTGACGGGCAACATCATTATACTTTCTAACACGAAAAGGATCAAGTTTCTTTTCAAGTGAATCAACCACAGCGATTTTAGATTTGAAGTCATTTGCTTTTTCAAACTCCATAGATTCAGAAAAGTTTTTCATAGATTTTTTCAAACGACTACGAACCTTGTCAAACTCAAAAGAAAATAATTCTTTCATCTCACTTACAATCTTCTTGTAGGAGAACTTCATAATATTTGAAACACAAGGAGCATTACAACGACCAAGATGAAACTCCAAACAGGTTTTGAACTTTTCGTTTGAAATGTTTTCTTCAGTTAAGTTGTAAGAACAAGAACGAAGATCAAAAATATCATGAACCATTTCATAGATCTCATAACAAGAGTTGGAACTTGTGGACTCCAAAAGAACCTCACCTGAAAAGTTAGAAGGATTACAAACCAAAAGTCTTGGAAAGTCCTCATCGGTCAAAGTAATAAACCAACGACGAGATCTGTCGTCTTTTGCTTTGATATTGTATTTTGGTTTCAAAGACTTGATAAGTTCATCCTCCAACAAAAGTGCTTGAGACTCATCGTTAGTACTCATGAACTCAACATCACGGATTTCATTCACAAGAAAAATAGTCTTTTGATCTTTGTGATTTTTTTGAAAGTAAGATTTTACTCGTTTAGGTAAAAACTTTGACTTACCCACATAGATGATCTGACCTTTCTCGTTTTTGAAAAGGTAACAACCGCTTGACTGGGGAATGTTTGTGAGTTTCTCTTGAATCATTTGACAAAAATACCTATATTTAAACTATAAAACAAACAAATGGAAATAAAAAATTTTTTAACAATTGTTATTCCATGTAAAAATGAAAAAAGTATAATTCAAAAAACTTTGGACCTTTTGAATTATCAGTCAGATATTTGGGGAGTTAAAGTTGTAGTTTGCGACTCTTCAGATGATGGTATAACTAAATTTGATATAATCGAAAGGTTAGAAATTAACTCAGATAAGTTTGACCTTTATTTGATGGATGGTGGATTACCTGCGGTTGCAAGAAACAACGGATTCAAACTTGTTGAGACACCATATGTTTTATTTGTTGACTCCGATGTGTTTTTATTGGACCCAAAAATAATTAAAAGAGCATTTTTAAGAATACATAGACAAAAATTAGATTTAGTAACCACAAAGTTTAGAAGTGATAACGGTAAATACAATTATATTTACCGTTTGTTCGATTTTCTACAATTGGTGTCCAAATGGTCCACACCTTTTTGTTTGGGTGGCTTTATGATGATTAGGTCTGAAACATTTAAATCTCTTGGTGGATTTGATTCCGACATAAAAGTTGCGGAAGATTATCATTTTTCAAAACAAATTAAACCAAAAAAGTTCGGTAGAATAAATAATATTGTATTTACTCCTCCTAGAAGATTTGAGAACAAAGGTGTATTCTATATGGTCAAATTATTTTTAGGTTCTTTTTTCAATCACAAAAACAAGTCTTATTTCACTGAAGATAAAAATTACTGGTAATGGAAATAACAAAAGTACCTTATAAAGAAGTTTATGAAAATTTTAAAGAAATCAAACCTGATTTATTAGATGAATATGCAACATATTATGGATGTTTCATTAAAGAAAAATTAGTTGGTATTGTTTCTTATGTAGAACATGATTCTGTAATTTATTTATGTCACGCCTATGTTTTGGAAGATTATAGAAATAGAGGGATCTATAAATTACTCTGGAATTATAGGGATTCAAAAATTCATGAAACTAATAAAACCATTTATGCCCATTGTAATGTTGATAGTTTGAAATATTTCATAAACAACGGATTTTCGATCGAAAAAGCCCTTTTTAAAGTAGTTAAAGATAAATGAAAAAATGGAAAACCGTGATCATGAGTGATTTACATTTAGGATCCAGACAATCTCAAACAGATAAAATTTTGAAATTTTTTAATGAGAATGAAACTGAGAAGTTAATTTTAAACGGTGATATAATTGACGGATGGGCAATCAGAAGTGGTGGAAAATGGAATAACGATTGCACTAAAATAATTAGAAAAATTATCAAACTCTCAGAAAACAAAACACAAGTAATTTATATTCGGGGAAATCATGATGATTTTTTAAAAGATTTTATACCTTTTAAATTAAACAATATTGAAATTGTAAGAATGTATAATCACGTTGGGATTGATTGTAGAAATTATTATTGTTTTCATGGAGATGTTTTGGATTTTGTTATAATGAAAGCCCGATGGTTGGCAGTAATTGGTGGATGGTCTTATGATTTTGTCATTCGTTTGAATACTCTTTATAATAAGATTAGAAAGTTATTGAACTTGAACTATCATTCTCTAGCAAATGATATTAAACAATCAGTTAAGGGTGCAATAAATTTTGTTTCTGATTTTGAGTCTGGTGCCAAAGGATTAACCAAGGAAAAAGGATTTGATGTCGCAGTTTGCGGACATATTCACCAACCGAAATTAGAAATTGATTACATGAATTCTGGTGATTTTTGTGAAAACTCAACTTGTTTAGTCGAGGATAAAAAAGGGAACTGGAAGATCCTCAATATTGACTAGACTATTAAGAAAAAACTTCAGGTAAATCGTCCCAGGATGTGGTATATTTTTGTGTAAGAAACTCTTGTCTCATGTGCCAATTTTTAACTGGATTGTTTGGTACTGATTGAGTTTCAAAAACTTCATCAAATAAAGACTTTTGTATGACATTGTCTGGAGTTAAATCATTAAAGATTATTCCACACTTTTTATATTGTTTGTTTTGTTCACACAACTCTTTAAATGATTTATATATTTGCGACCAGATTAATTGATTATCTCGAGTTGGTGTATTTAAAGAAATTGTTTTTGAATAATGGTACTTGTTTCCCTTATGGTAATTACCACTAACAAAAATTGTGACTTTTTTACTTAATACTTTATTTTGTTTTAATTTTTTAGTCCCCGTTTCTATATAACTAAACATAGCCTCAGACAACTGACTAAAATCATCAACATCTTTTCCAAATGATCTGGTGGATGCAATATTTTTTTTCAACTTAGTTTTTTCTTGGATCTGAAAACAATAAAATTCTTGTAATTCTAATTTAGTTCTCACACCATTAATATTCATCAACTTTTTTACTAAGTTTTCATTAGTGTCTATGAATTGACCAATACTTTCAATACCAAGATTTTTCAATTTTTTTGTCCATTTTCTTCCAACACCCCAAACTTCGTTAATATCAATTTTGTATGAAATTGATTTAAAATTTTTCAAACTCCAGTAAGAACATATTCCATCATAGTTTGGTTGTTTTTTTGCCATGTATGAGGTCAATTTTGCCAATGTTTTATTTGGTCCAACACCAATAGACACTGGTATTCCAACCCGTCTTAGAACCTCATCCTTGATTTTTATTAAGGTTTGATTCAATTTTTTAGAAGGTATATGAGATAGGTCTATGAATGCTTCATCAATTGAATACACTTCAATATTGGTAACAAACTCAGAAATAACTTTCATTACCCGGTCAGAAAGATCCCCATAAAGGTTATAGTTTGAAGAATAAACACAGAATTTGTGTTCTTCCATGAATTCTTTAGATTTAAAAAATGGTTCCCCCATTTTAATTCCTAAATCTTTTGCTTCTTGTGATCGGGCAATTATTGCCCCATCATTATTTGATAAAACAACTGTTGGTTTACCGACCGATTCTGGATTAAACAATCTTTCACATGAGCAATAAAAATTATTGCAATCCACAATACCAATTACTTTTACACTTTTTTTAAGATCCATGTTATTTTCCCCCATATATTAATTTGATCCTCATAACGTTTTATTTTAAAAACCCCATCTTCAACAATAATAATCAAGTCACCTGTTTTTAATTTTTTATTTCTATCGATAACTAAAGTATCACCGGGTTTGATATCTTCAATGTTTGGTCCAGAATATCTGAAATAGAATGTGGAATATGAATCATCCACTATCAATTCATTTAAGTCCAATCTTTTATCAACATATGTTTCTGCTGGGGAAGAAAATCCCGTAGTTTGTGATTTGATCAATAAATAATCTTTATCAAAGATTCCCATAAAATTATTCTTCGGTTTTGTTTTCTAAATAATACTTTTCAAACACTGAGAGACTTTTAATTCCCTGGTCTATGATTTTATCCAAAACAGAATTAACGGTTAAATTCTCAGTAAGATGTTTGTTTAACTTACTTATCAAATTTTCCGTAATTTCATTATTATTCGATAGTAACTGGTCGGTTATGTCTTTAATAGTAAATTTAATATTATACTTATTTAATACACTTTCAATTTTTTCTTTTAGTTTATCTTCAAGAAAAAAAATATCCCAGGATCTATTATCATCTCCTCCGGTATCATTTATTCCAGTCATCGTTAATACTATGGCCCATTTTGATTCTTCTGGGGTCATTTTATCCCATAGAAGTTCCGACATTTCAGCAACTCCATGTGAATAATAATATTTTAATATTTTGTAATTTGTGTAATCCATCAGAGTTTTATTTTTTTTGGTTTTCTATTTTTATTGATTAACTCTATAAATTTATTTTTACCCTCTTTGGTCACGTTTTTATGACCAAATGTTTCTGTCTGTGAATGACAATTCGGACACAAGACTTTTAAATTATAAAAATTATTGTTTTTTCGATTTCCGTCAACATGGTCAACCTGAAATGTTAAAGGTTTTTTATTCCAATCACTTATTCCACAACTTTCGCAAGTGTTGCCTCTGATTCGTTTAACATACTTTGACATTGCATTATTCCAGGTGGTCCCTGTTTGAAATCTTTTATCGAGATGGTGGTCTCCTTGACATCGGTTTGAACAAAACTTACCATGGGATTGACTGGGTAAGTAGGAAAATTTATTATTACATTGTAAACAAATCCCGTACATAAAATTTATTTTTAAAGTTCTTGAACTTTTTTCATGACATCAGTTACATCTTCTTCACTCAAGTAACCAATTACGTCACTTGTCACAGGAGTCTCATAAGTCAAAAGACCATCTTTATCTAAAACGGCCACTTCATAAAGTCCATCACGACCTCCGTATGAATGAGTGTGTGATACAACAGATACACCAAAGCCGTTGTCAAATTGCATACGACCTTTTTTACCAACCATAAATGGTTCGTCATTTAATTGTTCAAATTCTAAATCTTCAAAAGTTTTCATATTTTTTAATTTTAATAAGTTTTGCGGTCCCGACGGGATTCGAACCCGTATCTCGCACCGTGACAGGGTGGAATTGTAACCATTCAACCACGGGACCAAGTTAATTTAGCAGTCAGGACAGGATTCGAACCTGTAATCCTCATTTACGATGCGTACTCCAATAACGCCACCTGACTATTTTCTCGTCTTTCCGAGATGTCAATACGGATATTTTGTGTACAATTCAGGACTCTCATATTGCTTCCTTAGTTGAAGTCAGGATAGGATTCGAACCTACAATGAGCAACCATCTATAACAGATGGATTCAACACCATGTCTCTTTACACTCCTGACTAACTTTTTTTTACAAATGTAAAACATATATTTAGATTAATCAAATTTTTTTCGTAAAAAACTAATTTAAGTTTGAAAAATAAATTAGTTCTTCTTTTTTTTCCAATTTTAACAATAAAGGTTGTGTAATACTAATCATTGAGTTATGATCATTGATTTTTTCCATAATTTGTTTTTGGAAATTGTAAATTAAATTTTTGGTAGTTTGGGTGTGTTCAAATGTTTGACATGACTCGATTACTTTTTCAATCCAGTCTTGGATATTACTGAAACTCTTAATTCTTTTTTCCATTTTCAATTTTTTTTCTAAGGTTTGAAGTTGAGAAATCGTGGGATCTTTTATTATAGTAGATCTCTATACCTCGTTCTAAACAAATTTGTCTTCCCGTGAAATCTTTGTTCTTATAATCTTCACCGATGATTCTCACGTCAAAATTAAATGATTTAAAAATATTTTCCAAATCTTTTTCATTTTCATATGGAATTATTTCATCCACAAACTTACATCCTTTAAGTTGTATGAACCTTTCTAAAACAGATTGTACCGGTTTATTTTTTTCTGGTCTATCAGATGTAGGGTCAGTTTGAAACGCAACGTATAAAAAATCACAAACCTCCTTACATTCCTGGAGCATTAAAATATGTCCAGCATGTAATAAATCAAAACAAGAGCAAGTAATTCCAATTCTCATAAAAATTAATTAGTTTTGGTCCCCAAACATTAGTTTATATTTTCTATCAAAAACTTTTAAAATTTCAATCAATTCTTCAATATCATCAAAGTCCCATTTTTCTGTTTGAATCCAGAATTTTGGTCCTGTATGACATGTGTCGGTCGAGATTTTTAAAACATTCATTAAACTTTGTCTCTCACATAAATTTGTGGATTGTGAAAATGTTAATGAAAATCCTTCAGCAACTATTTCATAATTTTCATGGGGAGTTTCAATTACTTGTTTTTCAGGTTCTGGAACATCTATTTGTGATTGTTTTTTTTTCATAGTTTAGAGTTTTACTAATAAGATACCTGGATTGATAGAATCAACTTCATAATTCATATTATAATCGTGAAGTGTATTTTTTACTAGATTTTTCATTATTTGACTATGTCCTGTAATAATATGAACTTCTTTTTTATTTTTTTTCATAGACTCCCACAAAAATTGATCAATTTTGTTTGAGACATCCAAGTGACGAGTACCATGCAGATCTAATGAATCCATTAATTTTTATTTTCCAATTTATTAATTTTTTTGGTAAGAATATTTTCATGAGTGTCAAACTTACCAAGATTATAAGTGATCGTAATTAGATCTTTGAACAAAAATTCAATAATTAACTCATTTTTATCATTGGTGTACATTTCTTGAATTTCTCCAATTCCGTTTGGGGTTAAAACTTTGACTTTAGATTTATTCATAGATGAAGAATCAGATGTAATATTTTATCTGGTTATTTTCGATTTCTATTTCGAAAATACCATCGTTTTCTAAAATTTTTTCTAACTCTTCGTTGTTGAAGGTGACTTGTTCTGGATGTAGAAAAATTTTAAATGCCCTGTTTTGTTTCAATTGATTGTTTTTAATTAAATCCAGGACCGGTTGATTTTCACAAGAAACTTTAGATGGGTATTGTCCATTAACTGTAATAATGACTTCATCGCCAAGTTTAATTTCATCACCTGAAACCACATAAGGTTTTTCATCAAGGATTATTAATTTTACTCTTTCTTTCATAAAGTATTTTATTTAAAAATATGATAAAATAATTAAAAAAGAAGGATTAATTCAACTTAAAATTATTTATAATTTCGAAATTTGTAGTGTCTATTTTTGAATTTGGCAAAGATCCGTAAGCATCACAATTAGTTTTTTTTGTGGTTTTACATGAAGATAACACCAACACAAAAATTATTAAAATTAATTTTTTCATATTTTTTTATTTTAATTTATCCCAGTCATCTCTACTGGTAGCAACTGTAATATTGTCAATTGTAAAAAAAACCTCATCTTTAAAGATTCTAATATTTTTAACTTTTTTCAAATCCAGTTTAATCTTCGTATAATAAGTACTTTCATTTGCAAATCTTACGTAAAGTTCTTTTTTATCCATCTGAATTAACTTAAAAAATGATTTAGTTTTTGAATTCTGTTTTAGAATAAAGGTGTTGATCCTGGTTCTTCAAATTGAATATTTAAAGGAATTGTTACTGGTTGATCAACAGAGGGTATACTAACATGCTTAGCCATTTGTTTTAACTCTACCTTTGAAAAAAATTTCCAATTTTCTGGACTATTTTGGATGTCAGTATAAATTAAGGACAAAATATTATGAGGAATATTTGTCTGAAATGTGTCGACTTGTCTATCTTCATTATCAAAAACTTTAAAAAGATATCGATGTTTATTTACATCAAAAACATCAAGAAGTCCCATGATCTCATAAAAAAACCCATATTTTTCATTTGTATTTTTATTTATAACATAGATTAAAACTCCTTTTGAAGAATGGTCATAAAAATAGTCTGGAGAATTAATCATAGATGTGCACCATTTAGTTTGATATCCGTAAGTACAAGATGCTAAATAAGTCAATGGTTTGAAAACCAAATAACATGAATCTTCATAAATAATTTTTATTTCTTTCTTTGCTTTTTTTAAGTTGTCTTTGTTGAGTGCCAAATATACTTGATTTTCAACCATTTCCCAGGAGTCGTAAGTTGAGATGTCTTTGATTTCTACAAGCCCTCTTTCCATTAATTCACAGAAAGTCATATACAATTTAATTTTTTGATATCCAATAAAATTTTCAACGACAAGTTTATGTGTGAGAAATCCCTCAAAAGAATTTCTATCAACTAATGTATCCATTTTTTCATCATTGTCTAAACCATTTTTCCTGTATTGTTGTGTCAGGTGAAGATCATTCTGAATTAGTTCTTTAAACATTTTAACCAAAAACTGGGTGTATTTTTTTGTCTTACTAATATCATAATATTGTAACATGTCGATAAGCGACAAATCCAAATTTTTATTTTCTAATTTGACTTTTTTTAATCCCATAAATTTTAATTTTTATTATTTTTTTTATAACTCTTCCTCAATTCTTCTTTTAAACCTCTTAACAATCCTTTTTTATATGCAATATAATCTTCTTCATATTTATATGGCCAAGCAACTAAGTATGTGTCTTTTTCACTTTTTGGATAAGTAAAAAAATCTTTTTTCAATTTCTTTTTTGTCTTTCTTGGTAATCTAAATTTTTTCATTTTTATTATTTTTTATGTTCGTCATTATCTTCTTCAGAATATTCTTTCTTCATTGACCTTGGTTCAACAAAATCCCACTTGGTATTTTCAAACTCCTGAATCCATTCACTAACATCTTCTCTTGTCCAATGTGGAGCGAAAGAAGGACGATACTTAAATGGTAAATTTTTACTTTTGTCCCACTCATCAAGTCGTTGTGTTACATCTTCAATAAGATTTTTAGTCTTAGTGTGTTTAATCCACTCCCTATAATCATCTTCTGATTTGATATACATAACATCACCATAATTGTAGAACTCCATTTCAGGAAATTCTAAATTTGGGTTATTTGTATAAACATCAACAATTCCATTGTCGCCGTAATAAGAATCACAAAGTTCTTTTAATGAATATAAACTGGATGGTCTTTCTTCCCAAACACTACCAAACTGACGGACAGAACAGATATACAAATATCCATCTTCATATGAATAAATAAGTCCTTCAATTTTATTTCTTAAAGAAATAAGTTCGTCCATTGTTAGTTTAGTTAAATCCATTTTTTATATTTTTTCTATTGTATAATCCCACTCAAGTCTAACACAATTTTGTTTCAAACGATTGATGTGTCGGTAGTTATTAATATAACCCATCATATTCCCACTTCCAATTGCGTTGTGTGAATGAACCACAACATCAACAACACGTTTTCCATTCATCCACTCATTAACCAACCACTTAACACAATCCATACCGGTCTTTTCGGTGATGTTATCGTAGTTGATTGTGTAATTTGTATAAACATTTTTTTTCCATTCATCAATTGCACTAGCACCCAAGTCGTGATCCAAAGAGATAAGTTCAATATTTTCTAAACCGATCTCATTTATTTTTTCAACAAACTCGTCGTAAGATCGAACTACAATCCAATCATTATCAACCGGTGTTCTAACGTCATCTAAATATATTTTTTTCATTTTATTTTGTTTGTGTATTTTCTAATTAACTTGAATATCTCTGCAATATCTGTAAAGTCAGATGGTGGTGAGTCATTTCTTCCTGGAAGAAACATCACAGTAAACCCGTGATTTGCTGCAAACCTTTCAGTTACTCTTATACCACAGATTTCGTCGATATAAACCCAAGGAAAGTTTCCTGATAGTTTCACATCAATTCCAATTTTTTTTAATCTTTCAATAAACACTCCGAGTTTATCTGTACTTATTTTTGTACTGTTTCTTGTTTCCATTGTATATGTTCCAAATTTAGTTTTTACTTCTCCCTTCATGATTTAATTACTTCGTCTCTAAAATAAACATCACTAATTACCATTCCGTCAATATTCTTACCATTACCAAGATGAATATAATTACCTTCAATTTTGGTAATCATACCATAATCTTCCACCAATCCTGTAATTCTATTAACCACCTTAACATAGTCACCTACTTTGATGTCCCTTCCGTTTTTATCTCTTGTCATTTCTACTTCCATAACACTCCAATTTTTTATCAGTTACATTCCACAAATCTTTTTTTCCTTCCGTCATATGACAGTTGTGTTTCTTTCCGGTTCTTTTACCGAACTCCACAATCATATCGTTATGACGATTACGAATAAGATGGGGACATTCTTTGCAAGGTTTTTTCACCCTACAAAGTTAAGAAATGTTTTTTAATAAAACAAATTATTTTTTGATTGGTACGGTGTCTACAATCTCAAGAGTTACAGGAATAATTCCTCTACTAATAAAGTTAAGTTGTTTTGCAGTACCATAAGATAAATCAATAATAAAGTTAGATGACTTTGGTAGTCTGTCGTTAATTTTTACAAATCTAACGGAATCATTAATAAGGTTTGTAACTTTAACAATGGTTCCAAATTTAAATGTCTTGTGTGCTGCGGTTAGACTGTCTTTATGAAATCTTTCTCCAGATGCCGTTAATCTACCTGTGTAGTTTTTACCGTAATAAGATGCGGTTCCTGTGTATATTTTTTTAGATCCGGTAAGACTAAAAAATAAAAATGATAATAATATAACTAGTTTTCCCATTTATATATTATAAAGTAAATACAATAAAAGTAAAGTTTTACCTATTTCTTTTGTATTCATATTAATTCTAATTCTTTTTCATAAAAATACGGACAACACCACCTTGGATTGTCGCACATTAATTTTACCATATATCCACTATAACAACCAACTTCTATTACGGTTGCCATTCCAGATAATTTAGTTTTTACTCTGTCTCCGACTTTAAGATTTTTGAACTCGTCACTCATTTTTCAAATATTTAATTATTTTTTCTTTAATACCACATTGTTTGATTCCTTCACTTGATTTTGGCGTTAGAACAAAATTAGATAGACCAGGATTTTTATCTGATTCACCATCTGAAAAGTATTTTGATAAAAACTCAGAACTCATATTCAAATCGTCAACAGCAACCCAATGAGTCACCTCAGGATGATTTTCTAACCAATGATTAATTTCCATACTTCTTTCTAATTCTAAATCGGCACGAAATCTAAATGCATTCCATTCTTTTGGAAAAATGTCTTGGAATATATCAGTGACGGCAACGGGTCGTTTAATAATACCTTGACTGATGTAGTAGTCACCAAGTTCCTCTAAGGTCGCGTGAAGTCTCCAATCAGAACTTACCACAATCTCACATCCCGTTTGTTCAATAATTTCATTAAGGATCTTAATCGCTTTTTTATCAAAGTCATCAAATCTTACAGATACAGGAGCGTCTTTTTTCTCATTACTACTGTCAGGATTTGCACTTCGGTATTTCGCCCATTTCTTTGTTCGTCCACCCCAATTGTTTGAGAGACATATGACCCCATCATGATCTAAAAATATTACTTTCATATGACCCTTTTCAAATTCTTAATAATATTGTTTTTGGCTTTAAAAAAATTAGATTTAGAGGTTCCTTCGGAAATTCCTAACTCTTGAGCAATTTCTTTATGGGATTTTTCCTCGATTACAAATTTTTCAAATGAAATTTTTTGAGAATATGACAACATTTCGACAGCAATCATTAACTGGTCTTTAGTAAACTTATCTTTGAATAAAAAATCTTCTTCATTATCAAGTTCAGTTTGGGAAAACTGGTCATGATACAAAGGATTATACTCGATTTTTCCATTATTTTTTGGTGATCTGAAATAATCTATTATTGTATTTTTTACAATTGTTTTGATCCAGGTAAAAATTATCAAATCTTTGGTTTTTTCACATGTTGTTGAGCATTTTAAAGTTTCCATTTTAATAAATGCCTTTAAAAAACCTTCCTGACAGAGATCTTTACCAAGATCGTAATCAAGTTTCATATCATTACAGATTAATCTGTGGACTGTATCAAAAAATTTGTATACATCATCATAATTAACTTCAAGTGTTTTTTCTTTGATAGTGTTCATAAATTAAAAATTGGTTACAAATGTAATTAAATTTTTTTATAAAACAAAAAAAAGGGAAAATAAATTTTCCCGATTTTAGGTCGACCTTTGGGTCCGACTCCACCACCTTGTTTAATAAAACAAGGAAACTAACTAAAGTCTGTCGATGATGATATCCTCAGATTATCAATATAAATGTCGTGATATCTATAACTATCTAACCATGAAACTTTACTGGACGGATTCTCTTCATAATAAGTTTGAGTGTCCCACCCATCATCTTTACACCAATCAAGTGCCATTTCAATAAATTCATTAGGATCAATTTCTTCACCATATTCATTAATGATACGACCAGATTTGATAAAATCGAACAGTTCTTCTTTATTTGTGTAATATTTTTTATCGTGAAAGTTCCATAAAAACTTCCAACCCATACTTCTTTTACCTAAATGAATTTCAAGACCATCAATAAACTCATCCCATGGGGTTACATATTCTAAAGTATTAGAGTTTTTATCAATCGAAAATCTTTTGAAGATAGACTCTGCAGTTACATTAATTTGACGTATTCTAGTTAATAATAAATTTTTTTTAACCTCCATATCCTTCACCGAAGGGATTCTGTAAAAATTAGTACCCATAATTATATTTTTTCAATCCACAAATAATAGTTAGTAAAATTTGTATTTCCAGGAGTAATACAATGAAAAGGCACTCCAGGTATATTTCCATAATTGATCATAGATTCTGTAACTGTGCCAGAGATATCTCCCCATAAAAAAGAATATATACTCAAATTCAAAGTTGACATAGTGGGATAAAGATGATATGAATTTGTGTACCCTAAATAGTCATAGGTGTTGTGATTTATAAAATGAATGGTATCGTTAACATCAATTAGGGTTCCAAATTCACCAACCCTGTACTTTCTTAGAATCCAGGTTTGATTTGAAATTGATGGTCCATCTCCAACTACCGTTGAATCGTTGTAATCGATTGGGTAACCGTAAGGTGGAGGTGTTGGTTGGGGATTATTTTTTTGACAAGCAAATAAAATAAAACCAATTAAAATTAAGATTAAACTATTTTTCATTGTTTTCAATTGTTACAAATGCTTCTATTTTACTTCTTACTTGATCTTTGGTTGATATCATCTCCGTAGATGTTAAAACAACAGAATCTTTTAATATAATATACGGGATATGGATCAAAAAAGTTTCCCCATTGAAATAAGATAAATCACTTTGTAGTTCTAAAGATGCGTTTACTAACTTCAGAAACAACTTGAATTGCACTCTATCAACAAATGAATCGTTAAGTAATTCTCCCATTTGTTGATTGATGATCCTGATTTTAAAACATTCTTTTTTCATAAATAAAATTATCAGTTTGTTTGTAATTAAGAACAAAGGTATAAATAATTCTTTGATTCACAAAATTTAATTTAATTTTTTTATAATTTTGTAGAGTTGGTCATTTTTTTCAAGTGGTAAATCATCAAATGAAAAATAATTACAAACCAAATGTTCATCACCATCTTTCGCATTTCTAAGATCCGGATTAATTTCATCATCAGAATCATAAAAGTAAACATACATCAGACCTTTCATTTCATCTTCATTATTTGTGTGTTCAATAAAACCAACCAAATTCAATCTACCATCAATTTTGTAATTGGTCTCTTCGAAAAATTCTCTTCTAGCACACTCTTCTGGAGTTTCGTTATCTTCCATGTGACCACCAGGTACGGACCAGACTCCAGGAAGATTACCCTCGTAATTTCTTTTACATAGTAGATATTTGTCTTCATTTCTAACAATAATCCCTGAGTATCTTTTCATTTAATATTATTTTTTTATATTTATAAGTATGGAAGTAATAATAAATAATAATTCTTACAATGTCAAATGCATGATGACAGACAAGGACATTAAAGAAGGTATGCAACTCAAGAAATTCGATTCAACTTTTGATGGTATGATGTTTATGATGGGTTATGGTAATCACAGTTTTTGGATGTATAATTGTGTGATACCATTGGACATAATCTATATTAGCCATTCATCTAATTCAAGTAATAGACATGTTATTTCAAAAATTTACTCAAATTGTCCTCCATGTCGAGAAGAAAATCCAAGTGAATGTATAAATTATCCTGGTACCGGGGATATTGTTTTAGAAATACCTGGTGGTGACTGTTTAAAATACGACATTAGAGTTGGTGATTCTGTCTTGATTGAAGAATAATCAACCGAAAGTTGATATAAGTTGAGCCAATTTGTAACCGGCAAATGCTCCTGCGGCTGCTGATCCTGGTAAAACTATAAATTTTCCAAGTAGGGTCTCATATTTTTGTCTATTCACAATGTAAGAAATGAAAATGTAGTATAGTATAAAATTAAATAGTACCAGTAAGTCCATTTCTTTCGAAGCGAACACGACAATTGAATTCCCTAGAAATCCCCAGGAGAAATTTATAAGAGTTTCTCTCATCAACTCTTTGGGTGTTGTTAAAGCATCCCAGATAGTTATCTCTTTATTGATTCCGGTTTTTTTCTTCAATTGTTTCGATGTGGTGTTGGAGGTACCATAATGCCTTTCTGAGGTCTTCAAGTTCTTTGTCTTTTCCTTTTTTTCCTGCACGTGATATATATTTTACTGTGTTTCCTAAACTAAATCCTAAATCCCAAGCATCAATAACTTTGATTGCCTCGTATTCATTATTTTTACCAGATTGATAGTGATCAGGGTGATTGACCATCTCTTTTTCTTCAAACATTCTACTATTTTAATTTTTCTTCTTTGGTTTTTTTACTTTTTTTAACCGTTTTTTTTTCTTCATTTACAGAATCATCTTCAATCAAAATTTTAATAATTTCTGGAAATAGTTGATCAGCCCCAACACCCAAATTCACTTCAATAATTTTTTTATTTTTCATTTTTTGTATTTTAATCAATTGATATATTTAAATTATCTTCTTTTTGTTTTTCAAAAAGGATGGTCTGTAAAATGTAAGACATCACCTTTCTTTTGAATATTGGTAACAAAGTTTCCTCAATTGGTAAAACTCCTTTAGATTTCATTTCAAAAATTGGTGAATCTTTTTTTAATTTTGGGTTTTTTTCAAAAATATTAAGAAAAATTTTTGGTATGGTCAAATCGTTAGTAAGGTCCTTGAACAATAATTTTGTTGTGGTTTTGGTTTCGGTTGATGTTTTGCTTACTTTTTTAATGTTATATTTCCAGATGTAAATCATGTTTGTTTCTAAATTCCTATAAAAAAAGAATCCGTCGTTGGATCTGATAAATTTTTTATTTTTTTTCAATTTAACATCCACTGAGTCAAAAATAGCACTCCAAATAGATTTTGCAATTTCGAAATATTCTGTGATCATTGGTGAGGAATATTGTAAAATTTTGTTAAGTTCGGAAAATTCAACTGGTGTAAGATCTGGTAAATTCTTAATTTTCAAATCCTTTAAAAGAAGTTCGTCATCTATTGATGTGAATTTTTTATCGGTATAAATAATTTTTCTTTGTTTATATAATGTTTGAATATTAATTAGATGTAATGATAGTTCTATAAATCCAGGATAAAGTTCAAGATTATCCAATTTCTCCCCCATTTTTTGAAAGTAAGAAAGTAATTTATATTCTTTGTGTTCAGAATCTATTGGTTTTTCAAACATCCAATCTGTAGGTAATAAAAAATCGATTTTTCCTTGTTTTGACATCACTTCCTAAAATATAACTAAAATAATTTATATTTTAAAGCATTTTAATCAGAAACTCTTATTACAATATATGTCTCTCCGTCGACATTATATTCAAAATAATAATTATCCAAAGAAAGAACATGATAGTCTTTATCTGCGGCATAATCTCTTGCCATATCATCAAATTCTAAAAAATATGACAAATCAGAATAACCCCAAAGGTCTCGATCTTTTAAAGTTTGGATGGGGTTGTCATCAATTTTGTCTAATTCCTGGTCAACTATATCAGACAAATCCGATTCATCGATTGGACCTTCCGGATTAAGTTCTATTTCTTGAATTTCAGAATTTAATTTATCAATATGATATCCAATTAGATTAAGTCTTTTACTTCTGTCGTCATCTTCATAATATTCTATGTCTTTTAGATCCGGAGCAGGAATTTTATCAACTTCTGAATTATTAATATAAATTTTGAAGAATGGGTCAAAAACAACTTTGAATTTTATGTTATTTCCGTCAATATATTCTAAACCTTTTTTGCCAAAATTTTCTAAAAGTTTTAATTCTGGTTTAGCACCTTTTGTAATTAATGATTCCTCGATTTCAAGAAAAAATATTTCATCATTTAATTCATCGATCCTTTGAAGTTGATATGGGTCGAGTTCATATTTCAATTCCCATTCCCCTGGGTATTCTCTTATTTCATCTTCAATTTGATCTCTTAAATTTTGTTTAATAGAATCCACATCTAAATAACGTAAAATTAATGATTCATCTAATGACATCAAATTATCTCTTAGGTAACCTTCCCAATACTCTTTAAGTTCATCATGAAATTCATCATCGGTCCCAACTTTATATTCTTCTCCGTAAAAATTTTTGTTTGTACACTTCACCGTAAGAATTGAATAAATTCCGGACACAATCATAAAGTCATAAATGTCCCCCCCAACTGATAACGATATTTCTTTTAATTCTTGAGATAGTTCACGTATAAGTTCAGCGGATGGGTCTATCTGATTTTTAAAAATTTTTCTGATTTCTTTTATTCTCAACTTTTGATCATCCGAATATTCCTTAAACTTTCCTGATGAAAGAAAATAGTTGTAAATTGCCGTCAATCCATTTAACTCATTTGTTTCGTAAAAATCATCTATTAACAAAGTATTATTTAACCTATTAATCGATGATGTTTCTTGTTCTTCTTGTGCTCTTTTTTCAAGCATTTTTTTTTGATATGGTGTATTTGAGTAATAAAAACCACCATCTATTTCGGTTCCATCAATGTTTTCTAATTCACTATCAGTTGCCATAAGTGAACCTTCTATGTGAAGATCATTTAGTTTTTTTACTGGAAGTGATTGAATTCGTAAACTGCCGCTGATTATAATTTTTTTATTTTTGAAAGGTGCTAAGTTTTGGACAAAATCACTTCGATAGTTCATTGAACTTAGAATTGTAAGATACTGTTCAGGGCTGAGTATAACTTCTTCTTTTTCTTCTTTAAGTATTTTTTTAAAATTATAAAACATCAAATTTTTTTATATAAATACTTTTTTCTTTACAATTATATTTTCAATGCGATATTTATGGTAAATAAACTAATAAAAAAAATTATCATGGGTTGCGGATGTAAAAACAAAAACGGAGCATCAACAAATAATGTAGCAAGCACGCAACAACCTCAACAACAACAACCTCAACCAGTTGTACAAAATACTTCGGTTCAGGAAAATGTTAAGAAGGTTGTTGAAAAATACTACAAAAAATAATTGATGTTAAAGAAAGTCTTAACTAAAGGGTGAATTTTTCACCCTTTTTTTGTATTTATTAATAATGAATATAGAGCAATTAATTGAATATTTCAATGATGGGGAATATGAGACTTATATTAAACCCATTTTCGGATCTGTAAAAGAATTTTTTAGATTTGTTGTTTCAAAAAATTTATTTCATTTAATAGAATTAAATGGGATTCCTAGTGAAAGTTTTGACGATGACATTTGGGAATTCTTGATTGATAATAATTTAATAGAAGAATCACAGTATGATGATGTTCCAGAAGAATTTAAAAACCATTTTTTATTATATGAATTGAGTCATAACTACGAATGGGCTATGGAGTATATTACAAATAATCTTATTACTGATGTAGATAATAGACCTGACGGTTTTTATCTTCATTTAAGAGATAGAGAAGAATTAAAAATTCTTTTTTGTGAGGATCGAAATGGTGGGGCTAGATACGTTGCTGAAAAAGTTTTAAGTGAAGATGGTTTAGGTCATGATTGGTATTTCGATGACAGTGTTCATCCACATCAAGTTGTTGATGAATTAGATGACTCAAACATTACAGCACTTAAAGATATTATTTTCAAAGAAATCGGAGATGTAGAATTATCTTCAGAGGATTATGACTCTGACTTTTTTTCTGAACTTTCTGAAGAACAAGGAACTGATGGTTATTTTAGAATAAGATCCGAAGACTTGAATGGTTTAGTTAGTGATGAAGACGCTTTTAATGAATTATGTAAAAATGATTTGGATGAGTTAGGTTCTAATTTAAAAAGTTTATATTGGTCAGCAGAAAATAGTGCTTATGAGGATGAGGTGTATGATCTTGTCTATGATGGTTTAGACGAATACTTTGAAGGTAGAATTGATGATGTTCCAAGAGAGGTTACTAGAACTGACGGCTCTAAAATAACAAGATACGACAGTTACATTAAAATTAGGGATTTTCAAACCATAATTGAAACATTTTTAGAAAATAATAAAGGTGGTACTTACAATGATTCTTTTTTGGATTATTTTGGTAGTTTAACCGAATTAATGAAAGAAATGATATATCAGGATGATATTGAGTGTATTGATTTTAGAGTTCCTGAATATCCCGACTGGGACAGAACAGGAAAGAATATTAACGAATATTTCGATGATTATATTTATTAAATAATGAATATTGACACACTTATTGAAGAATTTAATGCCACTGAATATGACAAACTTTATTTAATTTTTAAAAATGTTGATAACTTTTTTAATTTTGTTGAGTCTAAGGGGAAACTTTCCAAAATTGGGTTATACCCTTTGTGGTTTTCTTTAAGTGATTATGAAGAGTACAAATTTAATAATTACTGTTTAAGAATTTTAGAACAAGCGGGGATTAATTATTTTGAGGAACATGTTTACGGTGTATTAGTTATTGGAGATGATGCTTATTTCAATATTTTTGGTGGTGATCTTAAAAAATTGATTGAATTTTTTCCTCATCAACCAGAATATGATTTTATTAAAAGTTTGTATGAAACTGAAGAATTTTTGGATGAGGGTTCAATAAACTTCTTTTATGATGTTTATAAAAATTTGAATCAGGAAAACAAAAATTATTTCAAAAATTTTATTTTAGAATACTGGTCAGACGTAAATCTAGAGTTAGATGATTTTGTGATTAACACCGGAGAAATTGAGAATTACCTTACTCAAGATGAAAAAACATTTAGTATTTTAGATAACATTGACGAAATACTCAGAAATGAAAGTATTTTTACTGCAGTTCTTTTTACGGACGATTTTGTGGAAGTAGAATCAACCCTTTACAATTTATATAACGAGTCCTATAGACTTGCTAGAAAACATAAAGGTGAAAAATTAATTTTATATTCTTTGAGAAATGTTTTTTATCCGAAGATATATCATTATCAAGGTGATGAATACCTCAAAATTAAAGATTTTTATTCTATTCTAGAAAATTATTTTAACTGTATGTCGGATTATAGAGAATCAATCTATAACGACAGTATGTTCGAAAACATAATATTGAATTTAATATCCTACGGTTGTCTTCCAGAAATTGACTTTGACCCTGAAGAACCAGATTCAAAAGATATTTCAATAGTGATGAATGATTTATTTGACTCATATATTTAATTTACTATTTATCTATTCAAAAAAAAATCATATCAATTATAAAAAAAGATATGAAAAAATTTGAAAAAACTTCTCGTTATTATGTTGTAAATCTATTTGCCGATTTTATATTAACCAAAATTGGAATTGATTATTTATCCAAAATTGAGGTAATCGACTTTAATTCTTTTTTCTTAATAAATGGTGTGACAAACTCAACAGTTAAATTAGACATGGGATCAGTTAGAGATGAATTTTGTGAAATTTTTTCAGAATATTTAGATTCTTATTTTGAAAAAACTTTTAATGTAGTTGATTTACTAAGTTATGATCAGAAAATAGAAGTAAATAATTTTTTCCAAGTACAAATAGAAAAACCAATTTATCAAGAATTTTGTTCAGATGGTTTTGATCTTTCATTTAAATCCTCTTTTCCTCATGGATTTAGTTATGACACTGGACGATTAATTTATTACTATTATTTGTATATTTTTAATCAAATATCTTCCACCATAAATTCAAATCAAATGAAAATCGAACTTAAAAATAAAGAAGAAGACCTTGGATTGGAGATTCAAACAAAATCAATGTATGAAACCGACACCATAGAAAATTTAATATTGGATGTGTTTGATTTTGACCTAAAAGTATTTAGAGAAAAATTAGAAAATTACAATATACTTGAGGACATTATAAGTCCGGACGTAAACAAACCTTATTTAGTTCAGGATCGTCTTGTGGATATTATTATTTTTTAATAGTTGAGGAAATCCTTAATGATTTGTACTCCATCCTGGATTTCATTGAAATCTCTTTCTGGAGCAAAAAGATGAGTATTAGAATTTTCACTCTCATAATCCTCAATCAACATAAATGAAGGTACAAATTCATTACCAGTAGCGTCCACAAACATTTGATACTCGTCTTCATGTTCATGAATATCTCTATCAACATAAGGAATATTTTCTTTATCCAACATTTCTTTCATCATGTGACAAAAAGGACAAGATTTCATCGAAAAAATTACAACTAACTTATCCATTAATTAATTCTTTAACCATTTCGTTTATTTGACCCTCATTCAATAATCCAACTTTTGTTTCAACAATTTGTCCAGAATTGAAAACTTTAACGGTGGGTATACTTCTGATCCCTAAAGTTACCGCAATTTCACGGTTGTGATCGATGTTAAGTGTATACATTTGTACATTTGATGTGTTTTCTTTCGATACTTTTTCAAATATTGGTTTCATCATACGACAAGGTCCACACCACTCGGCCCAAAATTCAACAATAACTTTTTCACCTTTATTGATTTTTTGTTGTAAATCTACACTACTAATTTCCATTTTTTTTCATTTTTTTTAGGTTTAACAAAAAGAACTGTACATCATTCTTTTTTTCGATGGGAAAATATATCCTACAAAAAAAAGATTTTATTACAATTTCTGATCTACATAAATATATAAATATATTATCGTCGAAAGTAAATATTGATTCTAAATAACAGATTTCACCTTGATTTTCTAAACTAGAGATCATGAAGGGTTTAAATTTTGATTTACCCTCTAAATCCTGAGGGGTTAATCCAATATCAGTGGATAACTCAATATAAGAATACAAATAATCTTTTTCGTGAGTTAACAAATCCAGTAAACGTTCTTCTTGTTTGAATTTTTCCATATTATAAAGGGGGACCAACCGATCCCCCTGATTAAGAATCAATTTATAAATATCAAAGAATTAATTCTGCCGCTTCCCACAATTTTGTGTTTATAGAATTACTCGCAACGATGTTATTGATTTCTCTTGCAGATCTGACCTTTCCTTTAGGTGAAGAATAAGACACACCACCTCGAATCATTTTTTCTTGTACTACATTAAAAACTTTCCATAAATCATCTCCTTGATCTTCAATTCTACGTGGTTGTAAAATCTCTTCATGACTGATATTCAATGGTATCAATCCATTAGACCATCGGATTTTAATCGCCTCTTCAACAAAATTAATTTTCTCTTGATCGGTTAAAACTTTTTCCATCATGCGTCCAACAGAATTTTCAATCATTGGGAGTTTTTTTGAGAAAGAATCTGCGAGTTGTTTAACATCATCAAAAGAAAAACTTTTGTGTCTCAATGTAAATCTTTCTCCAACGCTTGTTGGTACAGTAAGACCATTAGAGCAGACTAACCGGAACAGTCCGGCACCCATAGAAAAAGAACAAGTACCATTGTGAGAGTTACGGACAACCGCTTCAAGTAACGAATCTCCAACTTTGGGTAATTGACTATTCCTGAATTTAATTTCATGAATTGAGTGTAAACCTTTACCGGATTGACGAACTGATCCAACTTTCCAACCTTCTCTATCGAAGTATTCTAAAATTTGATCTGTGGGTACGAAAGTATACCTATTTGTCATTTTATTTGACGGGGATGATGCAAAAACTGCGGGAGCCAAACTTTTGATAGTTTCTTTTGAATAAACGTTCATAAAATAAATAATTAATTAATAATGATACAAAGGTAAAAAATAATTTTTAATAAACCAAAATTTATTGAGGATAATTATCTTCATGTGTAAAACCAGACGAATCTACTTCTGGTCCGTTGTCGATTAATACCTCAACTTTAATCTCACCATCAACAAATCTAGATACAGAACAAAATTCAAGTTCAACGTCTTCTTGAATACTTTCTTTAAACTCGTTATATTGTTCTTCATTTTCAAACACCCCACATTGAGTTGCAATTGAATGGTAAACTTTTAACCGGTAAGACCCAAAAGGATTTTTCAATTCCGAAACTTCCATAATAAGATTATCAAACTTATAGTTGTCAGTGCCATCTTTTGTTACAAGTTTACCCTCATTATCTCTTTTGTATGATTGTGAATAGTGATAACCACAATTATTGCAGTTAATATATTCTTCACCTGTTTTATAATAAAAATCAGAAAATGCCTCTTGTTTACAATTTGGACATTCGATATAATCAATTACGCTTCCCATATTATTTTGTTATTATATATTTTTTACCTTGTTTTTCTAACTTACCAACATAGTCGTTTTTATAATCAATTCCTGACCAAAAACCACTACCATCACTCCAAAGACCACGTTTATTATTTTTATAAACTTCTTCACCGAATGTAATATATTCGGGTTGATCGTGTTCAAGTAAAGATGCTGATCTTGTCATTTCACGTTTTTCTTGTACTGTGTAATTTCCAGACCAATCTTGTCTACACAAGAAAGTTGCTTCTCCAACTATAACCTCTTGTCCATCAAGAGTTGCCTTCTTATCTAATTTTTTCTTATATGTGTATATGTAAGATCCCATATTTAAAAATTTTATCCCCCCAATTAAGGGGGGAATTATTAATTAATTAATTTTGAGTAAACGCTTTATCAGCCCAAGTTTTTGCCCCCATCCGGGTCCAAATATTCATGTCACACATATCAGGGAATGATTCTCTCATAGTCCCTACAGTTAATGTTTCCAAGAATCCTTTATCTATTGAAAACCACTTACCACCTTTAGTAGTATAAACATTCATCCAATGACCAAACTCATTTTTCATTTGGATGTTAACTAATGAGTTTTTATTATATCCACTAATAACACTAGAAGGTCTTCCTTTAGTGTCGTGGATGTTAATAAATCCCGCCCTACATTTTCCTGCAATACGGAATTCATATTCTTGGTTCTGATATTTAAGATGATTAGTAACAAGTACCTTATGTACCTTGTTTTTAACGATTGTACTAAAAGATCCGTAGAATACGTCACCAGCCATAGTTCCTTCATTAACTGTGATAATTGTGTTGGTTTTTGTAGTTGTCATAATTGTTTATGTTTTTAATTACACTACAAAGGTAATACTATTTTTTAAACCGCCAAACAATTGATAAAAAAAAAATATTTAATTTAGATTTATGTCTCCCCACTTAGATTTTTGAATGTAAGTAATTGCTTCATTTTTAATCAGTTCGGGAATTTTTAATTCCAAAATAATTTCCATAATCTGTGTTTTGGTGATTACATGATCACCGTCAGTCTCGGAATTTTTCAAACACTGATCTTTAAGTTTTTGATAAAAAAGGTCTTTTTGTAAATTCCCAATCAGTTGTATTAAATCATTAGGATTTGACTCAAAAAAATTTATTAGTTGTGCTATATAAATTTCACAATCAATTTTTGACATAGTTATTATTTTTTAACACTAAACTGACAATTTTTGGTCATTTCTTCTGGAAAATCAACCTCAACAAAACCTCCAGAACCTTTTTTGAGATATTTTTGAGCACTTTGAGGGATTTCACATGTAGCATCTATATTGACGTACTGTAAACATGTACAATTGACAATCGAATCTGGTAACCTATTTAATTGGGGATTATCATTTAGATTCAAAAAAGAAATATTTTCTAGTTGACCTAAACTTTCTGGTAATGATTTTATATAATTACTTGCGGTGAAAACTTGCAAAGACTTCAATCGTGAAAGTGATTCTGGGATATCGTAAGCAATTACTTGGTCTGTTGGGTTATTGAAAGCAAGGAAAGAAACATTTTCCGGAATGGTTTCAAAAAAATCTTCAAATTCGTAAAGTGCAATATATTTTGAAGCAACATCTTTAGGGTAAATTACTTGAATTACCCCTGTATCATTAGTTTGTCCCGGTAATTGTGATTTAAAGGTAGGTTTCAATTCATTTTTAACTGCTTCCATCATAGGTGTTTTCAGAAGTGCAATGTCTGCTTGAGATAAATCATTCAAACTTTTTCTTTTCAATTCGTCAAGTTTTCTACCAGAATAATATTTCAAAATCCCTTCTTTTGAATTATTTATCATATCCGGAGTTAAATCATAACCTAGAGAAACATATTTTCTTTGTAATTCTGTTGGTAAATTTTTAAATATCTCTGGTTTACTTGTTAGATCAGGGCTTCTGATTTCCATCCAAAGTTCAGCCTTATCAACCCCACCCAACTCTTCAACAGCATCTGAATTTACACTTACATTTTTATAATACCTCATAGTTTCTTGTTCATCATCACTCAATGGGTCCGCAACAAATAAATGTTCTTTGTCCGCAATTTTTGGTATTTTAGAAGAAATAGTTGACCAAGACTCATTTCTATGACCGGAAAATCCTCCAGACATATTTTTTCCATCCGCCAATCTTTTTTGTCCATAAGGTGTGACTAAAATTACTGATGCAAAATCAACATCAGAGTAATCTTTATCTTTATCTATAACAAAGTAAATGGTAAGGTTATCTCCTAATCGATAGTTGTAATAAAGGTTCGAACCTCCTGTTCTAGAAATACACCATGGTCTACCGTGTGCAAGTCTGATACATTGTTCTTTTCCACTAGGTTTGAAAATTAATAAATTATCTTGGTCATATACTGTTTCAATGTCCTCGAAATCATCTTTTTTTCCCGTCGAAAGACTTATTCCCCCAAGTGAATCCACTACACCTTCAAGTTGGTTAAAATTCATAAATAACAAATAAGGGGTATCTAGTGGTAATTGATCGTAATTATCTAAAAAGGTTCCTATATAAAATAATAACTGTTCTGGGGTTACTTCAGGATATTCACTTTTGAATTTAGCGGTTGCCGCTTTGGTCAATAATGTTGTGAAATTCTTTCGAAGAAAATCCTCTAATTGTAAATAACTGTAAGACATAACATCTCTTTGATTACCTGGTATCAATGGAAAAATCTCATAAAACTTTTTAAGTGCTTTTTTAACAAGTTCTTTATCTACTTGTTTTGCATTTTCTTTTTGAAATTGACCGAAGACTTTTTTTTCTTCTTTTTTCATCTCTTTTGTGAGAATCAAATTTTTAAGATCGGAGTAGTTGTATTTGGTAATATCTCTTTTATCTGCAGGTAAACCATCCTTATATTTATCGAACGCTTGGATGATTTGTTTTTGAGTGTCAACAGGATCTTTGGTTTGGTTTTCAAACTTTTTGATCAATTGATCAATAACTTTTGGGGATAATGCTTCATTGACCATTTGGTTTTGAACCACTTTAGATAAAATATTTACTAATTTCATTTTTGTTTTTTTTTATAAATATTACAATCAGTGGAAAGTATTAAATAAAACTATGTAAAAATAAATCTAACTGGTCGCCATGTTTTGGGGGACCTGGTAAATCTTTACCATAATTCATAATTAATATTTCCTCCCCCAAATTTTGTTTTACTCCACTTTTAGCAGAAGCAGCCTTAGCAAATTCTTTACATTCCCAATTATACTCATAAAATGGAAACCATTTTTGGAGGAGTGGAAAATCATAATAACTTAAACTAAATTTTCCAGAAATACTTTTTAAACAAACTGCAAGTCTTTCATGATCATCTCTATCAAAATCATGGTTTGAATAATAATCTTCTGTCTTCCAATATGGTGGGTCAACGTAAAAATAAGTTTTTTTTGAGTCATATTTTTCAATAACAGTTTGGAAATCTAAATTTTCAACAAAAGTAATTTTATCAAAATGTTCTCTGTATTTAGCATCTTTCAACTTATCTAAAAATATTAAAACTTTACAACGGTACTTACCTTTATAATCCATATAATGGGATGTCTCCGGTTTTGATCCAGAAAATATTTGAGTTAAAACATATACGTACTTGGATGCTATAACAAATTTATTTTCTTCAGTTATTTCTAAATTATCAACGAATATTTCTCTTTGATATTCAAGAAACATTTCTTCATAAAGACTTGGGGTATCATCCACACCAAGTTGTTGACAAGGGTATTTAGACAGTTCTTCCCACAATAAGTCATAGTCTTTACAACATTTGAATAAATTAGAATTCAAACCGTTAAAATCATTGTATACAACAGTTTTTAAATTTGGATAGTTTTCTAAATCCATTTTGAAGAAGACCCAGAACATACCGCTAAAGGGTTCGACATATGTTTCTATATCTTTTGGAATAAATGGAATAATCCATTTACTTATTCTTGCTTTACCTCCGATATATGATATCATTATTTTTTTTTTAAAAACTTAAGATTTTTTTATTTATAAGTCAAATCAATCTGTATATAATTATAGTATTATGGAAAATAAAAAGTCAACAAAGGTAGGATGTCAAGCATGTAACTCATCAAAAAAAATACAAAGAACAAGAAATTTTGTCTTTATTGGGGGTACAATAGTCTTGGGGTTATGTTTATATGGAGTATTTAAATTAATCACAGAAATTATTTTGTTTTTCTCTTAAACTTAAAATATTGGTTTATAATTAAATCACCATTTTGATATCCTTTATTTTTTATTCTTAATGGTGTTGATGTATCCAAATCAACTGGAAGTTTAATGTTTAAGGATCCAGATGGATGGGGAACATTGAAATTACCATTTTCCAAATCTTCAAGATTTAAAAACGCATTGTACACCAAATGTTGATGTACTTTTTCAAAATTGTTTTCTTGTTGTAAATGGACTCTAACAACAAGATTTCCATAAATACCATCTCGATAATCACCCAGACCCTGAAGTCTCAGGAATTGTCCGTTATCTACCCCCTGGGGTAATGTAATATCAATTGTTTTTTCTTTAATTTGGGTTCCGATACCAAAACATTGATTACAAGCATTCACAATCTTTTTTCCAGTTCCATTACAAACCCCACAAGTTTGATTTATAATTTGTGCCATAAATCCATTCTGTATTTGTCTAGTAACAAATCCTTGACCTCTACACCCGTCGCAAACCATCTTTTCCCCACCGGATCCATTACACCCCCCACACTTCTCTTTATAGTTATATGTGACTTGTTTCTTCTTACCTAAAAAAGATTCGATAGCACCAATTGGTAAATCGATTATTGTGTCATGGACTCTTTTTTGATTAAACTGTTGTCCGAATTGTTGAGAAAACATTTGAGAAAAAAGATCGTCTGATGAAAACTTTCTTTTCATATCATACTCTCGTCTTTTACCATCGTTACTCAATGTATCGTATGCCAATGAAATTTTTTTGAAGAGTTCTTCATCTCCTCCTTTATCTGGGTGATTTTCTTTTGCCAATTTTCGATAGGCACGTTTAATTTCCTCAGAATTAGATTGTTCATTGACACCTAATATATCATAGTAAGACTCAGTACTCATTATTAAATTATTTATAATTAATAATAGTATCTTATTTTTCAATAAAAGTAAAGGAAGGACAATTAATAATGGGAAAATATCAAATTGTATTATTTAAAAACAAAAAAAAATTAAAGATTCTCAAAAGTTATGAATCAGAAGATAATGCTCTGAAATTCTATGAAGAACAAGTAAAATCAAACCAGGATGTAAATTTTGATGTACAGTTTGTAAATGGAAAACCCTGTATGTATGAAATCGGTTTCCTTGTTAAAAACAACATTGATAAATTCTTTTTTAAAAAAGATGAATATGGTCGGCAAATCAAAATGGAACTTTTAATCAACGATTATGTACTCACTAAAATTGATAACTTAAAAAAAGAAGAATTAATTTATGACTTACAAAAAAAGAAAAGAATCCAGTTCAAAACCTTGATATATGAGTATTTGAAAAAAGATGGTTTGAAGATTGTTTCTCTAATTAATAACAAATTGATTATTCAAAAAGAAAATGAATTTTTCTTTTTCTCACTTAAAAATGAATTGGACTCTAAAAGACTAATTGATTGTCTATCAGAATACTTTATAAAGAATGGTAGGTCTGATAGTATTTTTGTTTACGATAGTTCGAAGTTACAAAAGAGATACATTTATCAAATGTTGAAAAATAACAATATTGATTTAAACTCCTTTTATAGAAGATTTACCACCTATAACAGAAATTAATTTCTGCCAAATTGTTAGTTTGGGTACTTCAACTATAACTTCTGGTTTTTGATATGCTTCATTCATAAAAACTATTTCAACACCTTCAGATTGAATTTTAAACTGGTCTGATCTTTTTTCATTTTTTTGAATGCTTGATCGAACATATTCATATTCTATGAAAGGAAGTTCAACAACTATTATTGATTTTGAGTTCGGAAAGGATTCCTTAATTGATGCCGCAGTTTCAATTATTTTTTCTAACGACCTATCAATACCCTCGAGATTCTTTTCCATAATGATAATTTTTCTTTTTTTGGTAATATTTCTTCTTTTGAATTATTTTTAATCATTTTAATAAAGTCTAATTTCTCTTTATTAAGTTCAACTTTATCTTTACTTAACTCACTTCTTAACCACTCCTGTATCTTCTCTAGACGGCTCGACTTCTGGTTCTGCATTTTCTAATTCTAACTTAATATCATTTATTTCGAATTTAAGACCTTGTAGGTTTTGTAAATTTTCTTTTTCAAAAAAGTTTTTCAACTCGTTAACTTTGTTTTGAAACAATTTTTCTTTCTCTTCCAATTCTCTATTGAAATCAATAACATTTTTTATATTAAAAATTAAATTGGTGATTTCTGATTCAACCATTTTTGCAACAAAAGAAATGGATCTCATTTCTACCGAATTATTTTCAAATTCCACAATTTGTTCTTCTTTGACAAATTTTTTAGGTAACTTCCAGGTTTTGGGAATCTCAAGATCAAAACTAAGATAATCTTTCAATTTTCTAATTGACTTGAAATATGGTTCTAGGACTAGTAATTCTTTGTAAAAACTCATTTTGATTCTATTAAAAATGTTATTGAATATGAAATTGACAAAACAATTAAAACAATTTCAAGTGTGGTATACTCTATTTTTTTTGGGTTTGTACTCAACAGTGATATTAAAAAAATAATAAAATATCTCGATAACATCACTGTTGATGTTACAAACAAAAATAAAAAAACAGTTTGTAAATTAACCATTCTTTTTGGATTGTAGAATTTCAGTTCTAAGTGTTTGTAAAAGTGCTTTGATATCCTGACTTGTTTTTCTTGCTCTTGTTCCCGCACTTTTATTTCCGGCATAAAATTTAGTTGTATCTACAGTAAGTTGCTCAACTAAGGTTTTAATTTGTTCTAAAGTATCCATTTTGAATTTTTTAAATGTTTATTTTTATATAAGATAACTCTTATTTTATCAGGTGTAAAGACTATATATTAAGATTTCTATCTAGATTTTTATATATTGTCGATATCATGTCCAAATCAGATTTTGTAAATGGTCTATTTATATCGAAGGTTTCGTTGAAAAAAATTTCAATTGATTCTTTAATTTTTTTTTCTTTTTGTTCATAAAATATTTGATCAAAGAAATCTTTAAAGTACTCAAAATGGTCCCCCTCGTGATTAAATTTTATTTCCTCCTTTTCAAAGTTTTCGATTGTTTTGTTCCAACACCATAAAAAATGTTTCGAATTATCCTCATGATCCATTACGGTTTTAGTTTCGTTTGGTTGAGAATCTTCATCTCCAAGATAAGTTTCTTTTATAATATGGTATAAAGTCAAACTAAAATCAGAAAATAATTCGAGTTTTTCGGGAATTATATTGTTTGCACGAAACCAGACATCTACATCCTCTGGATTTACAGGTTTCGTAACGTAATTAAAAAAATTATCCATAAACGTTTACCATTTATGGATAATATAAACTAATAATATGATTTGTAAATTATTGTGTTTTGCGGTCGTAAGAAATTAAATTTTTCATTCTATCAAATTCTTCGAAAAGTTTTTGTGTTTCTTTTTCAGTAACATTTTCCAACTTAATATTGACTCCAGTTCCAGAATTTTCTCCAGTTCCATCAGTGACAGGTTGTTTTGATTTTCTGTATGCGGTTTCTTTTGCTTTATGAAATTTCTTGGCCTGTTGTTTTTTCACTAATTTTTGTCCTAACTCAGTTTCTTCAGCATTTGCCCATTCAGGATTGTTGCCAGTTCTTGAAGAACCTTTGATGTTATCTGAAACCCAATTTTGATCGTAAGTAATTTCTTCCGGTACAAGATCTTCCATTCCCGGTCTCATATAATCATCTAAAAACTCATTACCATCTTTAGACATCACATAAGCCTTTTTACTCATCTTTTCTAATTGACCATTTCCTTTAGGAAAATGTTTTGGGTTTGTTTCATATCCACCCTTTGATCCCAATTTATTGTATTCTCTCATCCTTTTGGTTGTATCATTCATTGCCTCCTTGTTTTCTTTACCAGAACCTTTGAATGACTTCTCATATGCCGTATATCCTGGAGGTGTTTGACCTTTTTTAAATTTTTCTTCTGTAACTAAATTTTCAATAAAGTGAATAAGTTCACTTTCAGTAAATCTCACCACACTTTCTTTAACCGGATAAGTTTTTCCATCAAACTCAAAATTTTTATCACC